CTGAAGTACTTGAAGACTAACACACATTCATTACGTTACGCACTAATCAGCTATCTCGCAAAAAACGCCGTAGACCCCGCAATTATTGCAAAGATAACTGGGCATAAGAAACTAGACAGAATTATACAGTATACTCAAACAAAAGACGCCGTCGATATTTTGCGTAAGCTTTCTACCTAACTGTCTCGACTACTTTTTAAAGGGTATAACTCATAATTATATAATAGGTGAAAACACATATGGTTGAAATAAAGTTAAGATGGAGGATAAAGTCAACGAAAAAGAATGGTAAGGTATACCCTCTATATTATATATCAGTACCAGGTAAATCGGCTGTTTTTTTATTGCAATACGAACCATATTTAGACCCAGAAAGGCAAATAATCTTTTTCAGACCCAAGCAGAACCAAAGCCAACAACCACAAAGTCAATAATTCTTTTTCCCTTTCTCTTTTTGGAAAATCTAAGCTAAGATAATCCTATTTAATATATAATTTAGTTTCAGTCTCGGAAAGTCAGCTAAGTACCTTGGCGATATTTTACCTGACATTTCGTTGTACTGATATGCGATACTTAGCATGAAATTTGCCATGTCTAGTTCTAATAAGCCTGGAGAATAGCTCTTGTCCCCGTAGTATCTCGAATAGATAGATATTGGGGATTCGTTTATAAGATCCGATATATTTTTGACAATATATTTATGCAAATCGAATATATTATTCAGGTTGCGTATTAATTCTTTATAACTTGCCTTATCCAAGGTGTACGCGTTATGAGATTTTAAGAAATTAAGGATGAATAACCCTAACCCCGTAGTCGTATACTTTCTCTTCTTCCCTTCATCGTTCGGGCTGATCTCACTGCTTAGACCCATTAGCAAAAGAGGGACAAGCCCGTTGCGGAGATTTTCAACAGATAAATTATTGCAAGCGTCACCGCACACCTCCTTCGCAAACCTTAGGGCATCTTTTAATTCCGCGTTCAGCAGGGGGAGTTGAGAGTTGAAAATGTAAAGGTATTCACGCAAAGTCAATTTATTTATTGGGTTGTCTAGCTTCTCAGCTATTTTTAGAGATTTCATAGAGTCTGTTAATATTAAAAAGGAGAATATTGAGGCTTCCCTGACCCTGTAATATTTATCATCAATCAACTCAACTCCAGTAAATTCCGATATTGAATTAGCGTACTCGTCAGCCTTTTCCGTAAGCTTATCAAATACCTCTGGAAAACCCGACGCAGTCAGAGTTCTAATTTTTGCTGGCACGACAAAACCGTTTTTAGCTAATTCAATAACCTTAAGTGATGTTTTCTCAGCCTTGGTGCGTTTTGGACTCGTCCTGACGAGATCGACGAAGAATTCAAAGGAGTCGTTGACGATGTTTTTATTACCTTCTTCTTGATAAAAATCCATAGCCATACTTTAATTTAGGGGAAACTCGTTTTTAAACTTAAACAACAGCTGTTTTAGAGGTATCTAGCTCGTCATTTTCAGTCTAACTAGTTGGGCAGAAAATTTAAATATCAGTCCTAACAATAGTTAAATAATGACGCCCCAAGAAGTAGTAAAGGAAGAAATCATAAAAATGTTAGAAAAGGACTTCGACCAGCTACAAAAACTTATTGATTATATTGCAAAGACAAAAAATTTAGATTTAGACAGGAAAAAGGTTGGCGAAGCTTATTTTTTAGCCCAGAAAATTGACATGGAGTTATATAGATTAATTCTCTTGATCTAAAAACTAACCCGTTTTTTATTTACTTTTTCTCTCAAACAGCTGTTTTAGAGTTGTTTCGCCGTACCCAGCGTCCTTTTCTGCCTAACCTATTGGGCAGAAACTTTATATATTTCCAAACGAATATTATAATGGCGAAAATATGAGAACTCAAAAGGCTCAAAAGGGAAATAGAAGTCAAGAAGAAAACAAATTGTATTTTTGCAACCTTTGTGGTTTTATTGCAGAAAGTTATGAAGAACTTGATATGCATTATACGTTTGAACACGACCCAGACCCCGATCTTGGTTATGAATTAGAAGTGATGTGGGAAAACAAAAAGAAAAAGAAGAAAGCAAAAGGTTTGAAGGGAAAGGCATTTGAACAGCTAGAATTATTAATAAACGGTGAGGATTACAAAAACGAGTATGTCGGATGGTGCCATATTCCTTACGAAATAATAACAAGGAAGAAAGGCAACAGATACGTAATTAAGGTCGTTCCAGGAGTTGAAATTTGTTAATTTTTTTATTTATTTCTTCTCTCAAACAGCTGTTTGAGGTCTCTTTCTTTCCTCCTCTCCACCGACCGCTCCAACTCCGTTTTTCCTCCTAACTGGTTATGCAGAAAATTTAAATATCTGAGTTAGCACATATATAATTGATCAAATATGTCCTCTCCACAAGTTAAGTCAAGCCCCCAACCACAAGTCAAAACAAATCCTAATTCTATAAATCAAACAAATGCTAGTCAAATAACCTGGGAGACCATCTTAAGGTCTCCCAGGATTACCAAGGAACATGTAGAGTATGCAATTAACAATATTGATCAAGCTCCATTACTGCCCCATGAATTTGTTTACAGTCAAGTCGCTACTGATGTCAAAATCTCCTACCCCCGCTCTATCGCAATTAGTGGTGTAGGTGGTATAATTGGTGCAGTACTTTCAATAAAACACACCGATAACATATCTTATTTCGTAACTACTGAGGAAGTTATTAATGCAACCGAGAATTCACCACTGTTTCTCGCAAAGTTCTCGTTAGAAAAACTAAGTAAAATCTATCAAAATACTGAGGTTATCATCCTGAAACTGAATGAATTTGAGAAAATTAAGTTGTTGCTAAGTCAAGGAGGAGTCTATATTTCTGGTTTGCCATATGAGATTACTATTCAGATAGCACAACTAGCGGGGTTTGGTAGGCTTTGGCACTTTTCACCAATTCAGCAAAAATTCTTTGTATTCTGAGTATTCTGATTCTGAGGTGGCGACAAAAATGACCGAATTTGAACTTGAGATAAAAAAGTTTAGATGGTTAATTTCCCAGGGTTATATAACACCACAAGAACTGGCATTTTACTCCAACTTTTACGATATCCAGATGACCAGTACTGTGAATTTTCAAGGATATGAGATATTGACTCCATTGTTTGTGTTGGCGAGACCAAGCAAGTTTGACCAAGTAAAAAGAGAACTGCCTCAGGCAGAAATAGCAGATCCATATAGCAAAAAGTTCCCATTAATTTCATTGATAAGTCTAGAAAAATTCATTAACACTCTAGTTAATCTCAAAATACCATACTACTTCTTCTCAGTGTGGTTGCATAGATCGTATAATGATATTCCAGAATCAGGTCAATTATTACTGAGTAAGCTCATTAATATGGCGAATTCTTCCTACAAATATGTTATAAAAAGTTATAACATCCCTTCATCATCTTCAGAAGAACCAGCATTACCAACGGATCTAGAGAAAATAATATGTCATTTCAGGAAAATGTTGGGTAATAAGGATAACTGCGACGATAATGACTGGTGGAAGTATAATTTGTGGAACAAATCTAGTGTAACTGGTACTACAACTGCAAATAGTACAACAACCATCGGAAGGAAAGAAATAGAGAAGTTAGCGTTGAAATACAATGTATCACCAATTTGTTTACAGTACGTTATAATGTATAACAAAAACCCGTGTCACCTTTCCCCATTTCTTCTGCTCCAAATCAAATCAGACCTCTCTTCTTCCTCTTCATAATTTTTTCCTCTCTTCCTCTCCTTATCACAGGGTATTCGTATTCTCCTTTCTCTCTCTTTTCGCTATCTTTTTTGCATCTATTACTTCTATTATTCCCTCTTCCTCCAGATATTCTAGCACTGCGTCGCTATCATCTATCACTATTACCTTATCTTGGTCGTATTTTTCCATTAGCTCCTTTACGATAATTCTCTTAAACTCATGGTCTTTTCTGTAGTCCTTCTCACCTCTCAGCACGACCTCATTCGGCTCTATCCCTATCTCTGACAGCTGTTTGAGAGTTTCCTTACGTTGTTTTTCCGAACGACCGCTGACTACTGCTATCACTTCTGGCTTTTCCTCCTCAATTAATCGTTTGACGAACCTGATAACTTCCCACTTAGGTTCGTCCAGGTTCATGAACCTCGGTGATTGATAACATTCCCAAAACACACGGTCGGGTGTCCAAGATAATGTTTTCTTGTCTCCTCTGGATATCTTCTCGCATTCGTACCACCTAGCAGAAGTATCGAAAAGCGTGCCGTCCAAATCTAGGATTAGCATCATTTTCCTCCACCTTGTTGTTTAAAACCTAGTATTGTTATCTCTCCATTCACTTCTTTGAAGTCTAACTCCTTAGCTTTCCCCTCGCGGTTATATACGAGCCACAATACTTCGGCACCGTTTTCGTCTTTCCCCCATTTTAGTTTGCTACATTTCCCATCAAATTTAGTATAAAAGTAGTTTATCGCTTCCTGGTCATTTTTTTCTTCTTGCAGTTTGTCTAACGTAGCTGGGTCAAACGGTTGATCAAATAGGTAGATCTTCTTATTACCTTTTCCGTCATCAAAAACGAAATATATCCCGAATTTGAACCCGTTAAGGTTTGAAGTTGCCATTAGGTCGCGATGTTTCCTGATAAATTCGTTATCCGCAACAGCAGAAATATAAAGAGTGTCATGTCCGTCACCTATGCCTATACATAATAAGTTTGCATGTGCGGGTTTGTCGGCTTTTACGTAGAAAGCGACGTATGTTACAGCAATGGTTGGTGTAGTTTTGGGTATGTACCCGTGGACACGCACTATGAAAAACTTATCTATGCTGATTGACGAGCTTACCATGCTAAATACTTCACGCGATATTCTTTAAAAAAGTCGAGTTAGTTCTCAAACATATGTTTGAGGAAACGACTTATTTTGTCTTATTTTTAAACCTTTTTGCGAGAAGTTAAAGACATGAAGCCAGAGTGTAAAGTTCTTTTAAAGGCGTTCGAAAGTCTTTCTTCTATTCAAAGTAAATATGATGAAGATTTTCCTGAAATGCTATCGTACATGTATCTTCTGCTAAAGGGGTACTGGAGAGTTAACGATGACGGAGAAACTGAAGAAGTGAAAACACCGCCGTTTACGACTATATCCCTCCTTAACGCCATGAGAGAAATCACGAAAAGAATTAGGAACGGTACCACAATCGAAGAAATCATAAGCGAAAAGGAATTATGCGGGGATGTTGAGGAGGTATGACAGCAATAAATTCAACCGTGATAAATGCGTTACCTCCTTTTTTCTACACACAGGTCTTTCTTGTTGATATCGCAGGAGGGTTCATTATAATGACAATAATTGAGCTGTTTCTGCTAAGAAACAGTAGCCTAACCCATCTACGACTTGCTTTGCCGTTCCTAACGTTTTCTCTCGGGTTTACTCTTATATCGTTATATCTTTCTCCATACATAACATATAACCCAGTATACACTACGCCGTACAACGTAACGTACAGGATTACGCCCTACAGTACCGATGGTGCTGTTCTTCTATACATCAGTATCGCAATCCTTGCCATGGCTATAGCATACTTTATTTATGCGTTTGCGGTCGATGTGTTGCACCTTTCTTTTGGTGGTGGTAGTAAAGATGATGGTTATTTCATACCTTAGGGGTAATACCCATGTTAATGTTTAAGAAAAAAACGTTGCCAATCGTCTATAAGAATTACGACGCATTATTATTTTTGCCCCCAGCCATAGTCAGCATTGATAAAAAAACGAGGATAATAGAAAAAAATGGCGTACATGTTGCGATAATGTATTCGGAAACCAACGGCATTTCTGTGATGATGGATTTGCCCATTGATTTTCTGAAATTATACTATAAGATGACTACACAAGTAAATCAGGGGAACCCCAGTGACAGGATAGTCTATTTTGCAATAGTTTACATTTCTCCGCAAGCGTATGCAAGAGAAAGAGCAAAAGTACTAAAAATGAGTACGAACACTAAAAAGAAGTTTTTCATCTTCCCAAGGTGGATTTGGCTCAACCTGGAGCGTCATAACGATACGATGAGTTATTTCGTCATGAACAAATTTGAAGACGATGACCCTGCAAACTATTCGAAGGAATTCGACACATTCGGTGCCGTTGGGATTACCTTCAACAATTACTTTATTTTCGCTAGTGTTGCGAGAAAGGAGTACATAGCTTCTGTAAATAAACAAATATCCCTCGGTGTGGGGGTGGGGTTATAATGTCTCTCTCATATTTGCAATCACTCGTTGGGAAAAATGTGATATTATTCAACTATCTACGTAATGTATTCAAAAATAAAATATACAAAATAGTCGAAAATGGGGACGAATATACTCTTTATATTGATATGGGGATAGCTAGTAGGTTACAGCACAGGATCACATATCCTGGGATTTACTTCATTACGGATGTAATGATACAGGGTACCAACTATGTAATTTTTCTAAAAAAACAAGTCGACCTGAAGAAGTTTGCAATAGTAAGCTCTGTAACAACTTCTGAATATTACGTATCTTCGTACCGTAAAATACAGTATAAAACCGATGAGGGGTACATATTCGACGCTTTAGAATTCGATATAGGCGGGTTCAAGCACCTTACATTTAACTATAATAAATGTATTATAGCGAAAGCGAAAAAGACTGGTCATAAGCGTATTGCGTTATGCCTAGGTGATAGTGTTATAATTGAAGATATAAATGATGTTTCGTGCAGTGACTGTGAGTGGTTTACGGTTGAGTAGGGTGATGGACAATGGTATATAATAAAAAGGACGAAGTCCCTTCTGCCGAGCAATTCCAATTTATTGTGTATAAAGAGGTATGTATGGGGAACAGTAGTATGGTATATCCTACTTTAGCTATAGAGAGGCTGAACACTGTAATGCTTACCTATTACAGCGACGAGATAGAAG